TGGCCCGCCGGCCCCCCACCGCCGGATTCCACGCCGCCGCCCTGGCTAATCCGTGAGAGCGCGTTCTGCAACGGGGACGAATCGACATCGACGCGTAGGTTGATCGCGTTGGCCTGCTGCCGGATCCGGAACTCGTCCATCTTCGCCCGCGCACGAGCAAGCTCAACGTCGACGCCGAGCTGCACACCGTTGCGCTGCTCCACCGCGCGGAACCGCTCGATATCAGCGCGCGCCTGCGCCGTGTTCGCGGTGACGTCGATGGCGAACTCTGCGCGGACCTTCGACATGTCCGCTTCGAGCTTCTTCTTGAATCCCGAAACGTCGGGGGATGACCTTGAGTCGCGCATCGCCTGCGTCGTACGTGGACACTCAGATCACCTCCGTTCTGTTCAAAATCCCAGGGCCTTATCGAGATTCGCGTTACTGACCTGCTTGCGCCGGTCTCTCAATTCATCGAGCGGAGTCTTCGGCCCGTCCAACTGAGAGATTCCCTTGGCCGCCCGGAAATCGTTGCGCAGGCCCTGGATCGCCGATATCAGAGCGTCATAGCCGGCCAGCGGCGGCCGATACTTGTCCGGGTTGCGCTGCGCTTCCTCGTACTGCTGCTCAAACGCCGCGAGGTGCTTGGGATCTGACAACTGGTCAGCCCACAGCCAGGAACCTTCAGTGTTGGCGAACATGTCGCAGAAATTGAGGAACTGGTCCCACGGTTTCAGTCCGCGCAGCCAGTCCCGGGTGTCGAATCCTCGGCTGCCGAAATCTTTTTCGATAGCCACCCAGTTGTCTTCGATCAGTCCGAGGATTCGGGCGCTTTTCCCGCTTGCTCCGTGTCTTCGACGTGGCCGCAGTGCGGGCAGGTGCCGTCGTCGGGCACCTCCGGCGCTTTGGGGGGATGATCCGGAAGTGCTCCTGCAAGTCGACCTGGAAGGCATCCCACAGTTCGGGGGGGTCCTGGTCGTCGAAGAACGCCAACACCTCGTCATAGGCCGCTCCGAACAGTGCCCGGGTGTAGCGGTCGGCCTGCTCGCTGATCTTGGCGCGGTGTGCAGCGACGGCCGCCTCGAACTTCGCGACACCACCCTCCCATGCCGCACTGAGCTGCTCCCAGCCGGCAGCGAGCTTCTCGAACTGCGTGACCTCCACCTTGTAGGAGGCCTGCTGCTTGGCAGTCGCCTTGTCCGGCAACGCCCCCGGGATCGCCGGGAACTCCGGCCGCGGGCTCGGGGGGCGGTCAGCAGCGCGCGGGCTAACAGCTGCTGCGCGATCTCAATCTCACGATGGGATTCGCGCAGTTCGTCACGCCGCTTCTTCGTCGGCGGCACGATCACCAGCGTGTCGGTGACCGGGTACGGGTCCGGCCGGTTCGTGTCGAGCAGCAGCTTCTGCAGACGCTCCGACGGGACCGGGACGGGATTGACAGCTCTGGTAGCCATATCGGCCTTTCATGCAGGACGTCACCCCCCGCAACACGCCATATCGGAGTGCTGCGGGGGGGTGACGGGGGGTGACTAGGTGACGGTGACGACGCTGACCGCGGTGAAGCCGTTCCAGGTGGCGGTGACGTTGGCCGAACCCGACGCCACACCGGTGACCAGACCCGCGCTGTTGACGGTCGCCTTCGCCGGGGGTGTCCGACACGAACGTCGCCGTCGCGGTCCGGTCGATGCCCTGCGAGTCGGTCACCACGACCTGCTTGGTGTGGTTGACACCAGCCGCCGCAGTCACCGACAGGTTCGCGGTGGTGATCCCGGTGGCCGGCAGGTACAGGCTGCCGTCGGCCACCGCCGCAGCCAGGTCCTGGATGCCCTCACCGCACATGCCGAAGATCACCGGATCACCGACCGCGGGATCGGTCTGGAAGTCCAGCGACACCGTGGTCTCGATGACGTTGGAGTCCAGCACACCCTGATCGGAGCGGTCACCCACCTCGGCCTGGTTGGCGATCCAGTACAGGTAGATCGGCTTGGCGTTGAAGTAGTCCTGCGCGATCAGCACGGTGCGCCACTGCAACCGGACCGGCAGCTCCGGGATGCGGATCGTGAACCCGCCCTTGGCCGACACTGCCGACACCGCCGACAGCGGGAAACCCCACGCGTTCTGCAGGTTCAGCAGGTTGGTTTCCTGCGGGGGGGTGTACGAGATGCCCTTTCCGGACTCCGACGGCAGGTTGCGCGTCGGCGACCCCTGACCGTTGGACATGATCTTGTTGATCGTGGGCTTGTTGGACAGCTTCACGCCAGCCTTCTTCTCGTGGTTACCCACGGACCGGAACCGAGACGCCACACCGACCTTCGTGATGTCGATGCCGCCGGTGGTGATGTCCTCGATGTTGGTCAGCGGCGCGGTGCCGACCTTGGGGGGCCAGCAGTACGCGGGTGTCGCAGCCCGCGAGCTCGAGGTCGGACTGTCCGTACTGGAACTGAATACCCATGGTGGTGACCTTTCTGTTAGAGGCCGAGAGCCTCGCGGTAGTTACCGAGTCCCTTCGGCTTCCAGGTGTGAAGCGTGAAGGTCACAGGGACGAGTCGTTCGGCCCTGATTTGCTCCGGGATGAGCTGCGGGCCAAGGATTTCACCGGCGCAGTGCAGCTTGTGGATGGTTCCCGGAACGATCGCGGTCGCCTCGAACTGTTCGAGGACCTGGCGGGCCACCTCGATCAGTTCCCACGAGGCGTCGCGAGATTTGGTGAGGGCGGCGAGCTGCACGTTGGCTTCGTCGCGCCCTTCGGAGCGGTTGATCTTGCCGCCGGTGCGGTAGATCCGCAGGAACCCCCCCTCGTCGCGTCCAGCTTTTCGGCGATCTTCTCTTCGCTCGGAAGCCAGTAGGTGACCTCGACGCCGCTCAAACCGATTGCGGGATCAGCGAACAGCGTCTTGAGGAGGTTCTCGACGTTCGGGTATCCACCCTTGTACCAAGAACCGAAGGTGATCAATATGCCGACAACTCTTCGAGGACAGCGTTGAGGTCGTCAGCACCCTGCTGGATGGTCTCGTGGTCCGAGTCCAGATCATGGACGGATCCAGGATGGTTACCGCGACCGAACTCGTGTGGGAGCTCGTAGTCGACGCCGCGGCCGACCGTCATGACGCCGATGTGCCGGTCGTGGCGGACACCGCCGATCTCGGTGGATGCGTGCGCCGAGCGGGCCAGAGCGCCGGTGCGTTTCGCGACGCGGGCCTGGTACAGCAGCATCGCCATGTTGGCGCGCTCTTCCACCGCGCGCCGGCAGTCACCGGACAGCAGGAACGCGGCCAGGCCGGGGGGGTTCGGTGTCTGGAAGTTGATGTCCACGATCAGCCTCCCTTCCGGATCCTGTAGCGCACCCAGCCGAAGTCCTCACCGGTCATCGAATGGACACGGTTCTGGCCCGGTCCACCGACGACACCGAAAACGCCTTCCGGCAGCGGGACTTGGTCACCGTCTTGAAGGTCCGGGGGGGCGCTGCCGTCGGCCTTCTTGCGGACACGCAGGATGCCGTCCTGCACCCAGCGTTTACCGCGTTCTGTGACGATCGCCTGAGGTTCGCTGAGGAATGCCACGATGTCGATCGGGTCCAGCTCGGTGGTCTGGTTGTTCGCGTCGTCGGTCACCCTGCTGGGTGTGACGGTCGCGAAGTTCGTGACCTCTAGAGGCACCCGATACCCCCACGGAGCGATCGGCATCGTGGTGATGCGGCGGCGACGCTTCCTGTGCAGCTTAACCCTGTCGAGCTCTTGCGCGGTGAAGGCGATCCGGCCGCGGGTGGGTCCTGATAGAACCCGTATGAGCGGCTCGTGGTGTCCTGCTCCATGGTCTGCGAAACCTGCGTCGCACCATCAGGATTGCGATACAGGCCGAGCACCTTGTCCACGACGAGTTGCTTCACACGCTCGACGCGGTCCGGGTCACCGGCGGCCGCCGATGCCTCGATGATGTCTGGCAGCGTCTTGCGCAACGACGGCACGTCCCCCCCCATCAGAGCGTTCTCGACATCGAAGATGCGGAACTTGAGCCACGGCACCCGGCCGGGGGGGAACGTCCCCTCGAACCGGGCGACCGCGTCGTCACTGCTGACGAACTTGCCTCTGGTGGGGTGGGCGTGGTCATTCGACCGGCACACCCGCATCCGCGACGGCGGCGATGATGTCGTCGCGCTTGCTGATCCCGTCGACGTCGACGCCGTTGTCTTCGGCGTACTTCCGCCAGGCAGGCTCA